CGTTCTCCGGCGTGGGAACCGCCAATGACACCATCACGCTGAATGGTCAGGTGTTCACCCTGGTCGCTTCCGCCGCGTCGCCAAATCAGGTCACGATTGGCGGATCGCCAGCGCAAACCGCGACCAATTTCGCCACCAAGGCAAACGCGCTTTCCGCCTCGACCTTGATGCACGTCACGACGAATGGGGCCGTCGTCACGGTTTCCGCCATCACGCCGGGTACCGCCGGTAACAGTCTCGCGATTGCCGAGGCCGGTACGGGCTTCTCGTTCACGGGCGCGGCGACCGTTCTCGCGGGCGGTGCCACGGCGGTTGCCGGTACCGCCATCGGCATCTCCGCGCAACCAGCGGTCGCCGGAGACAACATCCCCTATTACACCGGTGGGGTGTTCAACTGGAAGGCGATCACATGGCCCGCTTCGGTCACGACGTTGGAACAGGCGAAAGTCGTGTTTGATCGTACCAACATCTTGATCGGCAAAGTCCTCGGTACGTCGGCTCGTATGACCATTCCGTGAACCCGGAAGTTACTTCCGTAACCGCCGTTTGCTCCTGGGCGACGGGCCGTTTATCAAGGGAAACACACCATGCGTAATAAGCAGTTCGCGCCCGCCTCTTTCACCCCGCGCATCGCGGCGGGAGATATCGGACTTTATTCAGCGGTTACGTTGCTCGACGTTCTCTACGATCCGGCGAACGCGCCGGAACTCGATCAGTTCTGGATGAAGTTCTTCCCGCGAACGATCAACTTCACCACCGAAAAGATCATGTTCGACGAGATCGACAACAACGAATACCGGCTCGCGCCGTTCGTCGCGCCGAACGTGCAGGGTCGCGTGGTCGCGTCGAAGGGTTTCCAGACCCGTTCGTTCAAGCCCGCCTATGTCAAGCCGAAGCACGTTATCGACCCGGCACGGACGATCCCGCGCCGTGCCGGTGAACTCGGCAGCATCCTCGGCGGTGGCATGTCGCTGCAACAGAAGTTCGACCTCATCATGGCCGACAATCTGCGGCGCGAGCGAGCCATGATCGAAAACCGGTGGGACTGGATGGCGTGCCACGCCATCGTGGACGGCAAGATCACGGTGTCCGGTGAGGACTACCCGACGACCACGGTGGACTTCGGACGCAACCCTGGTCTGACCACGTCGCTGACCGGTGCCGCGCTTTGGTCCGCTTCGACGGCGACACCAATGGCCGACATTCAGGCCAAGCGGACATTGGCATTCAAGCTGTCCCGCTCGCCGGTCAACACGCTGATTTTCGGCATCGACGCCTGGACGGCGTTCACCCAGGAAGATCACCCCGACGTTCAGACCTTGCTCAACGTGTTGCGTCGCGGTGGCGAGTCCACCTTCAACGCGCCGAACATCAGCGACGGCTCGCCCTACAACTACCAGGGCTATATCGCCGGGGCGAACACCGGTCGGCTCGACCTCTGGACGTACTCGAATTTCTACGAGAGCGACGGCACGGACGGCAACACGGCGGGCGTCGGGATCAACTACCTCGATCCGTCGTACGTCGTGGGTGTCGGCGGCGCGATCAACGGCATCTCCTGCTTCGGCGCGATCATGGATCGTCGGGCGCAGCTTCAGGCGCTTTCGATGTTCCCGAAGGTGTGGGACGAGGAAGACCCGAGTGTGACCTACTCGATGACGCAATCGGCTCCGCTCATGGTGCCGCTGCGCCCGAACAACTCGTTTCGTCTGAAGGTGGTTTAAGGAGGACTGTCATGCCGCGTTTAATTCCGATGGTTTCCGTTGGCGTCAGCCGGAAAGCGGGTACCCGCAATCAGACCATCTATCCGGCCATCGGTGAGATGTTCGACTTCACCGACGAAGAGGTCAAGCAAATCCGCGCCGAATATCCGGAAGGTTTGCGGCGTCCGATCAACGAGACGGCTGGCGGTTCGGGTCGAAGGGAGTCACAGCCGGAAGTAACTTCCGAGGAAGATCATTCGGGAGAAGAGAACGTTGAAGTCACCGAGGAAGAGACTTCGACGGTGCAATCGGCTGGGCGTATGACGCCGCAACAGCAGCGGCAGCAAGCCGCGCGACGGGCTGGTGGACGCCGCACCAACGAGGACGAAGATCTGTGAGTTTTCTCGATATCAAAGCCATGACGCGAAGGCAGGTTCACGCGACCTTCGCGGTTCCGTGCGTGCTTACCACGGGAGACGGGTCGTATGCTCTCACGGCTCGTCTCCACGGTAAGCAGATGGTCGGCGGCGATATCGAGTCACAGGGTTATTCCGTTACCATCGAAGGCGTCTTTCGCGTGGTGTTCAACCGTGAAGAACTGATCGCGTTGCTTCTCAAGCCCGTTCGCGGAGATCAGGTTGTCTTCCCCGACTACATCGGTCCCGGCCAGGACATGGCGGTTGAACTGGACGCCCGCGATGAATACGACGGGCCGATAGACGAGAAGTGGTCCGTGGCGTCGTTCATGTCCACCGCGACGGCGACGGCTTCAAGCGCGGCGGGTGTCGGTGACGCGGAAGGCGACGAATTATGAGCGTCGATATCGACAGCAGCGGGATAGAAGACCTTGAACATCTGTTCGAGAGTTTTCCGGACAAGGCGCGTCAGGCGATGAGCATCGCGCTCAACGAGACGGCGCGTGGCCCCGCGTTGAAAGCCGCGAAGCGCAACATCATGGCGCAGATCAATTTCCCAGAGGGCTATCTCGATACTCGTGTGGAATTCAAACAAGCCGCCACGCCCTACAATCTGGAAGCGCGCATCGTGGGTCGTGACCGGCCAACTTCGCTGGCCCGCTTCACGCCAGCCGGGACGCCGGTCGGTCGCGCCGCCGTGGCCAACCGGGGCCTCACAGTCGTCGTCAAGCGCGGCTCGCCGCAGCGCATTCCGCAAGGTTTCCTGGTCAACCTCCGTAATTCCAACATCGGCCTCGCCATCCGGCTGAAACCCGGCGAGACTGTCAAGGGCGTGCAACGGTTCAATCCGGTGCGTCTGTTCCCCAACGTCTACTTGCTGTACGGGCCTTCGGTGGATCAGGTTTTGACCGACGTTGGCGACCAGATAGCCGAGGAAGTAACTTCCGATGTCGCGACCGAGTTCCATCGGCAGTTCGCCCGTCTCACGGGATTGGGCTGATGGCGTTCGGAGGCGACACCAAACAGTTCGTGATCCTGAAGCGTCTGACGACGCTGCTTGAAGGCGTCACTCCGGCCAATGGATATGACTTCAACCTGACCGGCAAGGTCTTCCGAGGCAAGCTGGTGTTCGGCGCGCAAGAGTCCACGCCATTCGTTTCGATTGTCGAGTTTCCGCGACCCGATACCGCGCCAATAGAGGGAGGGACAGAAAGGCTTCGTCGGCTTGAAGAATGGGAGTTACAGGTACAGGGATGGACGAAGACGACCCAGGCCAATCCGACCGATGAACTCTATGGGTTGAAAGGCGCGATTGAACACAGGCTGGCGCGGATCATGGACCCAGACGTTAGCGACTACAGACTTGGGCGCATACTTGATCGTGCGCGTATCGGACCCGGCGTGGTGCGGGCGGCTACTCCACAAGTGGCGGGAACAGAAGCCCTATACCTCCCGTTGATTATCCACTACACTTACAACGTCGCGGACCCTTGGGCGGTCTGATAACCAAACCAGTGTGAAAGGCAACAGGCCATGGCTGACAATCTTGTTCTGGGACGCGGCAAAGTATTCATCGCACCCTATCCGAAAGGCGAAACGACCGGCGGCACCAAGGGTTATCTCGGAGCCACGCCATCGTTCGCCCTGGCGCAGTCCAACACCAAGCTGGATCACTTCAGTGCCGAAGGCGGGCTGAAGGTGAAAGATCGTTCCGTCATTCTGACCCAGGACATGACGATCACGCTTGAAGTCGATAACATCATGGAGGCTAATCTCGCGCTGTGGTTCGGTGGCAATAACACCGACGCGGAACCGAGTGACGCTCCGGGTGATCTCGGCACCATCGCCATCATCGGTGCCGCCGATGCCATCTTCGGCGCGGTGTTCTTCGAAGCCGATAACGCCGAGGGCACCAACACCAACTACTGGTTCCCATATTGCAACATCTCGCCCAGCGGCACCTTCGCTTTGAAGGGTGATACGTGGCAAGTGATGACGTTCAATATCGAGGCGCTGAAGCGCGACAGTTCCACCGAACGTGTCTACCTCTACACGCCTGATCCTGGCACCAGCGCGGCTGACGATGATACCCCGCTTCTCGACATTGATGACGTGGCGGTGGCGGGTGGCGGCGGTAGCAGCGCGGTGGCGGCTACGGGAGGAACGGTCACGGCTCCGGGGACAGCGACGGTGGGCGGAGCGTTCACCGTTGGATATACCCTCACAGGCGGCACGTCTGGCTACATCATACTACATAACGGCACGGCGAATTACGGCAGTTCCAAGCATGTGACCGGTACCGCCGGTAGCACTTCGCCCTTCACCGTCGCGGTGGCCGGTAGTTACACGGCGAAGCTGTTCGACAATTCGGCGGCGACCGGAACGGCGCTCGCCACTTCCGGGGCTATCGTCGTCAGTTAAGGCCCGCCGTCTCGGGAGACGCGGTGGAGGGCGGGGCCGTGAGGTTCCCGCCCTCTTGGTATCAGGAGATTGAAATGGCTCTCGCGGACTACATCGTGCAGAAGCGCGGTATCACGGACTTCACCGGCAAGATGATCGCCACCGTACGCGGCCTCAACTTCGAAGACATCTCGCGGCTGGTGCGGAACCACCTGACCGAGTTGACGATGGTGTTCAACGGCGCGGCGACAAATGGGAAGTTACTTCCAGAGGATTTGGACATCCATTCGTTGTTGTTCAGCCTTGTCGTCAAGGCTCCCGATACGGCGGCTTTGATGCTGACGCTTGGTTGTGACGAGCCGGACGAGATTGAGAAGGCGAAGCTACTTCCGGCTCCGCTCCAGTTGAAGATACTCGGTGAAATCATCAACCTCAC